CATTATGTAAATTTGATATATCCTTATTTAAAGCTACTTCTGCCGTAACAGGAATAACATCAAGATTCTCGGGATTAAAATCCATTAACTTATCAAGACCTTCTTCTTTAGTAGTATCTTTCAATAAGCTTGCGACTTTTTCTTCTTTAGCACGAGTTCTTCCAGATTTAGAGAATCTATCTAATAAATTCCGAGCTTTAGAAGTACCGCCTTGAATACCAAGAGTAGATAAGTCGGCTACTAAAGGGTCAACTCCCGCTTCGATAGCAGTGCCACTTAAACCACCAAGAAGCCCCTCTATAGCAGCACTTTTACCTAATTTGTTAACTTTACTAAATTTTCCAAGTAATCCACCGGGAGCTGCCCACTCCATACCATGACCTACTATTCTTTGTAATCCATCTCTTGGTTGCGGCGTAATATCAATATCGTATTTTGCTAATCCCTCTTTTATCCATTTAGATGGACGATCTACATTCTCTTCTCTAAAATAATTCGGTTGCTCGCTAAAATGTTGTAGCGATTTTGTTGTTTCTGGGTCTCTATAAGGATTATTATTACCGGCAAGTCTTCCTGCTGCCCATCTTATACCTGCTTCACCAAGGTTAGCAAGATTAGCGGGTATATCAGGCAATTCAGATAATACAGTAGCTCCCTTTTTGCTTAAGAATGATGACCAGTCATCTCCTTGGGTTTTGCGTTCATATTCTTTAGGAGCTGATATTTCATATTTAGAGAGATCAAATTTTTTAACAATAGGTATCTCATTTTCTTGGGGATTCTGAATTTTATATTTAGAGAGATCAAATTTTGCCATTCTATTTCCTAATTAAATGTGGATGATCTTTTATAGCTAGCTCTACTTCATCAGCAGGAACACCAAAATATTGATTAGTATTAGGATCATATAATCTCACTTTAGGCGTATCATTTTTATTTGTTTCTCCCGAATCTAGTCCTGCTTCTTCTGCGTCTCTAAGCATGATTTTCTGCATTTTCTGCAATATAGCTAAATTATTTGCATCTGATTTGTATGGTGAGATATGCGGTAGTGATTCAAATTCAACTTGATTGGTATAATTCATTAACTTATTAGAATAACCTGCTAGCAATGAACCTAAAGTTTCTATTTCCTCCTGTTCAGGTGTAAGTTGTGTTAACCCAATGCCTTTTGAAAATCTTTTAATCAAACCTGCTTCTCCTTTAGAATCCTCGCCTGTAGCTTTGGCTAAAGCCTGATTTTTATTAATAGTAGTTACTGCATCATCAATTGTACGTTTTAGTCCTTCCAATCCTAATTTGTGTTTTTTATCAAAAGGAGTTTCTTTTTTCTCTGTAGCTTTTGCAAATTTTGCCAATAAAGACCGATTATTATACCTCTTCTTCTCCTCCAATGCCCTCTCCTTGAATTTACGATTCCAAGCATTTTCTTCTCTTTTATCAACTAAAGCTTGCTCCGCTCTTTGATGCTGCAATATTTGATTAGCCATTCGTTCATTTTCGGCAATAGCTGTATCCTCGCTAGTATTATAAGCACTAAGCGCAGGATTCATCGCCCTCCCTATAACTCCTAAATTGTTTTTAAATCCACGCTGGATAGGTTCTTTTGCTAAACCATTACCAAGAGCAAGTAATGCATTATTTATCGCTCTATGCTCCTGATCACGGTTCATCCCTAAATTGCTTCGGGTGCTGCTAATCGCTTTTGCTATTCCTTCGTCAAAAGGATTTTTTCTCTCCGGGAGAGCTGCTACCTGATTTAATATTTCTTCTTCCATAATCATAATTGATATTACATTTATAAAAACAAACTAAAATTTAACTATTTAATTGCCCTTTTAATTGCATCATATCCTGATAGTATTTATTATATTGATCCAAATAATAATCACTTCTTTTTGCTTCTTCTAAATATTTAGGTAGGTTTTTATATAAGTTTTTAATTATTCTAACATTATCCGGTAATTTCTGTTCTCTATCTGGGATATTCAAACCATCTCTAAAAAACGTATAAAAATCACGGGTCGGATTGGACTTGTACCATGAAAAAGCATTAACACCATTGACATTAGAACTATTATATAAATCATCTCTTTTTGCCGCCGCTTCTATATGTTGCTTTTTTCTTTCAAGGTATAATTTGTTGAGTTCTTCTACTTTTTTACCTTCTGCTATTTTTTTTAAAACTCTTTGCCTTTCTTCTTCCTGCCGCCTTAGCTCTTCTTCTCTCTTTCTTTGGAGCTTAGTATTTTCAAAATCAGCATAATTCTTAATGCTACCCATATCCTGATTTAGGTTGCTCTCAAGCTCCGTCTCACTATGACTGACTGGCACAGTTTGGGCGTAATTAGCAAGGGCATGAATATTAGGCCTTAAAGACGGCGTATAAACAGATGGATTACTACTGATATTGGGATTGGCAAATATACTGCTGATTTCAGGGCTTACATTGTATTTGACAATATCACTACCAGAACCTTGCGGCCATTCCTGATTCCTCTCTTCTTCAAATCGCTCACGTTTTTGATTTAACTCATCCTGCGCATTTAACCATTTGTCTACTCCAAGTTGGTTCATTCCGCTAATCTTGCCAAGTACATCCTGATATTCAGATAATCCTTGCTGACCTAAACTATTTAACTGGTTTAAATCATTCATGTCGCTTTTATTTAAACTGCTCATTCTCCCCCGAAGTACATCCTGTAGTAAATTGTTTCTATTGCCAAAACGACTTTTAGCAATTCTATTTATAGCATCCTCGGTTTGCGATAAATGTGACTGTGACCCATACGTACCCTTTCGCTCATGATCCATACTGATTCTGGCTTTCTCCGCCTTTAAAAGACGTTTTGTCTCTTGGTCGAGCTTATCTGCTTGCGGATCATAAATTGTAGGTAAATCGCCTATAGCTCGCGAGCCAACATTCTCTCGCCCCATTAACGAGCCGTAAAGCTTATCTCTTGCTTCCCTTGAGGAATCATTATAATCATGACTCAAATCTCCAAGTAAGCGATGCGAGGTCGCTAATTCTTCAGGCACATTAGCAAGCTGCTCGCCACTATATCTCGGAGTCGGGCTATTATAAAGATTTAGTCCCTTCTCAAGTACCTTAACTGCTGCTGCTTCACCGTAAGGCCCCATGTTATCAGGATTACCCCCGCTATTTACTATATTGTATAACGCCTTCATCTTTTGCTTTGGGGCATTTAATTCTTCGTAAAACTTATTCTTATCTGCCGAATTTGCTAGATGTGAATATATATGCTGCTGATTGCCAAATTGCCCCAGCATATTAGTTAATCCCGCTCTCTTTGCTTTCTCAGCGTTACCAAGTACATTTAAACTATTGCCAAGGCCAGAATTAAATTCAGAATCAAGGCTTGAAGCATCATTACTTAAGGCATCCGTGCCGACACGGGATAATGGAAGCCCCTTATTTAGGTTCGCCTCAAACTTATTATAAAAACCGGTTTGTCTACTACCGGTTCTATCTCCAAACTGTTTTCCCATCAGCTTCCATCCGGTATCGCCCACCCGTCTTTGACCTGACGTAAGTATATCTAGTAAAGAGCTTTTCTGTCCCTCATTAAAACCTTGTGGCGTTCTACTTAAAACACTATTTGCTTCCACAGAATAAGGAGCGGGAGAATTATTAAACTGCTCTTCCAGCATTCGTTTCTTCTGCGTTAAAGCAGACATCGGAACGCTGGTCTTTCCCCTATATACAGGCGTCGGGTTAGCTACCATTCGCCCTACATCACGATTAATAACGGCTAAGGCTTGTTCTCTGAGGTCATTTAAATTCTTCATATTATCCCCTCAAATAGCTCTCTAAAGACTTTACTTTTGGGGGAAGATTTACTTTTCCTCCTCTCTTATGCCGGCGGATATTTTCACGGAACATATCAAGCTTGCGTGCTCCTGCTGCATTATTACCATCCCCTAAATCAGATACTGTCGATGCATCAAACACATATTCGCCGTCGCTTAACTTAGCATCAATTAAATCATCCTGACCCCCGCTATCGCCGCTTAAATAACCTATAGGACTAGCAGGATAATAAGTTTCTTCCATCAAGTAAGCATAAGGACTATGTGCGCTCCCGCCGCCTTTCATTCTAAGCGGCCGCCCTTCCTCATCTGTGTACTCAAGCCAGCGGCCTGTTCTTGCAAACTCCTCAGGTGATACCGCGCGCCTCCTGACAGAACCCATGTTCTTTATATCTTCTTCCAGCTGCTTGTTTTTTCGCTTTTTTTGTAAATCGGCACGTGCAGTCTCAAGTAGCTCGTCAGCTTCAACCTCGGCAATAGTCTTACGACTTGCGTTGCGATACCTTCGCTCTTCCTCTGCTATTTTCTCTGGACTTTTTGGCTTCTGCCGACCTGCATACTGTGCCGCTACTGTCCCAAGTGTTAGTAAATTCCCTGGTTGCGTTAAATAGTCTTTGGCATTATCACCAAACTTCTCTAAAAAACCTCTATTATCTACATAAGGATAACCGGGATATTGCATTTGCGGATATTGTCCATACTGGGGTGGTACTCCTCCCATGCCTGAAGAAAGTGCAGTCGCAGCACTAAGACCGCCACTTACATAAGGATTACTTCCTCCAAGCCCGAACAGTCCACTACTACTTGAACTCCCCATGCCTAAAGCAGGTAATATCGCATTAGTACTACCATAATTGCTAAGACTAGAACCAAAGCCGCTAGCTCCTAGCTTGCTTGCTCCCCATCCAAGCCCTGAAGCAACAGAAGGAAGAGCTGCCCCCATACCTGCTCCTTTTAAAGCTCCACTTAAAGCACTCTTGCCTCTTGCTGCGTGTTGTGCTCCTTGACCAATAGCGCCGCCAATAATACCGCCTATTCCGGGCGCAATCATATTACCGATAACTGCTCCCGCTCCACCCCCTATTACACTTCTTATTGCTTTCCATGGTTTTTTCCAAAAACTGTACTCACGAAGACCCGTATCAGGGTTTATCGTCCCGCTTCCTCCTAGACTTTTTAATATATGAGCTTCAATAGGATTAATATGGGCAAGCTCAGTATCGCCATTCCTTCCGTGTCTTCTAATCAGATCAGCAAGTCTTGGTAACTCTTCCTCTTTGACCGAACCTCCTTCTTTAAAAGAATACTGTGCTCCGTCATTATCGTAAGCATTCCCGTAAGACATATAAGGATCACCATACCCCGCGTCTTCATAACGAGGATCAGGCATCTGATTATCGCCATCAGAAGCTAAGCTATAAGGTTCGGAGTTGTTATAAGGATAGTTGTAGGTATTTAAATATGGATCATAATTTTGCATTCTTGCCTCTAGTTATAACAAAAATAAAAGCTTTATTTTTATTATAGCAGAAACAATTCTAATCCATGTTTTTTCGTAAAAACAAAAAAGGAGCTAAAAGATTAGCCCCTAAAAACAGGAAAAAAATGAGTAATTGATCGTGTGTTCACGTTAACATATTTTAACAAGCAAATCTAGGTGTATTTTCTAGACTTACGCTGCCTCCATATCTTGTGAATAGTTATACTGCTTATTAATCCATTCAATACAGGATAGTTGCCTTTCCTCTCCTAAATCGGCAATACTTTCAACACCTGCTTTGCTACACCACTTGTTTATTATATCACTTGATACATTATGCAATTTAATAAGTTCTAGCAACTCTAAAAGTGTTTCGCTTGGTTCTTGGACTTTTACCTCTTCCTCCTGATGAGATAACACAGAATCAAGCTTGCTACTTATGCTAGCAGATTTTGGTGTTATATTTTTAACTTCCATTTCAAACTCATTAAAATGCTTGCCCTCCATTTCCTCAGCTGTCGGATGCTGACTGACTATCTCAGGAAAAGCTTTACGTAGTGCTTGCGCCTCAGCACATTTGGCAAGCTGCCCGTATGGTCTTTTTTGCCACATAGTATTGGGTGCGCGCTCATCTTTTTTAGAAGCATAGTTTTCTAACCAGTATTCTTTAGCGGTAAACTCAACAATAGTATTATTTACCAGCTTCTTAACGGTTACCTTGCACCATTTTGGATAGGTAATATCTACGCCACCTAAATTACATGTAACATCTTCGCCAAATTCAGGTTCGCTTACACCTGCATATTGATTACTACGTGCTGCCTGTATCCTATATAGACCAACACCTGCCATAACCACGTCTTTATATTCGTACCTACCTGTCTGAGCATTCTTTACACTCATCGGAACAATATGCACAGGCTTTTGCATTGGGTCTAATTTTGCCGCTTTGCAATAATCAAGTACCATCTTTATACTTTCATCTCTTGCACCGGTATATAAGCTGTTTTTTAGTGCTGACCATATATGCTGGTCAATTTCATTGCTGGTATTTATTGCTGTTATGTTACTCATTTTCTTTTATTTCCTCCTCTTCTATTTTCTTGTTAAAATTTCTATACAAATTCAACACTTCTTTTAATGCGTCAATTATGCTCATTCCCCTCTTATTACTTTAACTATTTTTATATTGTATGATTAATCTATAACGTTTCTTTAATCTTTCTACGAAATCAGGATCAACCCCTTTTTCTCCTCTTTCCAACTCACTAATCTTGGATGGATAAGTATGCATATACTCTGCTATTTTAGGTATTGCTATACCAGCTTCTTTGCGCATTCTCCTTAATTCTTCTTGTTCTTCCTTTGTCAGTAGAGGATATTTTCTCGTCATCATTTAATTAAAAACATTCTTGATTGTTTTCCAGTGTTTAGACATTGTTCGTATACGTCCTTAAACATTTCCTTTAATTTATTAACGTCAACAAGCGATCTCGGCGTAGTATTCTTCCATGTAGCTATTACATTCCCCTGAATGTCTATTAGTACATCATAATCTTGCATAAACTCTTGAATTTCAACTTTTAACTTTTCAATAGTAGTCTGTATCCTACTTTCCTCTTCTCTAGCTGCCTTAAGTTCTTCCCATTTTTCTAAAATATTATCTTCAGCTACTATTTCGTGATAATGCGACTCGGGAAACAAATTGAATGTATCCCTAGTACTTACACATTTAGGCGGTATCCTTTTTTCTATATGGTTATGCCAGAAATTAACGCCAATTTTAATAAGCTTTTCTTCTAGATTTTTGTCTCTATTATAAGTATAAATCCTAAAATCCTGACCGCCAATTAGGACAGCTATATCAACTTTTGGTACATCACAGATAGCAGCATAATAAGCTACTTGGACAAGATAGGACTCGGGGATTTGGTCAGTGCCTGAGTCGCCCCACTCTTTAGCCTTGGTAAAACTAGCTGTTTTACATTCTAGAATATGCGTTCCATTGTTTACCCACCGATCAACCCACCTATCAATATTAGCTCCTAAAAACTTATATCCAGAGTGATAAATTGTGTTTGGTTCTATTTCTACATCGTAACCAGTAACTTGTGCATATTCTTTAGCAACAACGTCTTCTAAAAGAGTTCCCCAGTGCATTGCAGGGCTAGTCTCGCACCTAATATCATCGCTAGTTTTATCTAAATATACGTCAAGAGCAGTACGATAAGGATTAAGCCCTGCTATAGCAGCTAAATCAGTGCCACCCAGATAACTCTTACGCTCTCTTAACCATTGTTGTTTGTTCATAAACTTGCCCCTCCTACTAAATTAAATCCAGTTTTAAAATATTCTGAAAATAAAGGGTGACCATTACGTGAAGCCTTACAACTAACAGGAAAGGTAAATTTATATTTAAACTCTAAATTTTCCCTAAATTTTTCCCATACTTTAAAAGAAGTCATAAATTCTTTGTGTAGCTTACAATATTTAGGATCAGTATAGTTTTTTTTATCGGATAAATAACCTCCTTGAATTTTTCGGAATTTCACAAGTTTATCAAAGACTTCTGATTTTTTGTTTTCTAAATCTAGTAACTTTTGATATTCTTTAAACTGTTGTTCTTGCCTATTTTCCATACTAATAACTTTATTTATGTATATTATTATTTCTGTATATAATGTTCTTATTATTTACTAGTTTCAGTATTTACTAGTTTTATTATATTATTAATTTATAAATATTTTTTTACAGAATAAATGTTTTCTAACACTTCTTTCTCACCCGCAAGAAAATTTTTATCGTTTAAAAAATCAATAAGCTTTATTGCTAAATCACAAAAAGCTTTTGGCACAACTACCCATTGATCGTTAGTTTGAGACTTAACCCACATTGATAATTCATGCGTATCCACACCATCAATTTTAGTAAATAACAACCTCATAAACTCTTCTTTCGGAATAAAACGATCTTTTATTTCTGACATCTTAAACCTCTACCCCTCTTGATTGTGAATAGTAAGAGCGTAATTCTTGATCAGCTATATAAGCATTATGCTCGGCTTCTTCTATTTCCTGCTCTAAAGCTAGCATATCATATTCGCTAGCATCCCAATCTATACAATAGTCTTTTGCTCGCTCGAGTAAATACTCGTATTTATCAATATCAATCATTAATTGATAATAATTATCGCCATAGATTTTATAAGGAATATTATAAAAGGTAGCTCTCTCAATCTGTTCCTCTATAAATGCTTCCCTAGCCCGTTCACCTATTCTAGCAAAAGTTTCACGAGCAGAGTCGGATAATTCCACAGGCTCACTTTTAGCCTCATAAAACTTAGGAGCTTCGGTTATGTTAGCTGGCAATTGTTCTTTGCGTTGACGCTCATTAAAGATTTTTACCGCTTCCCTTAATTGCTCAAGATTTGAAAATACCTGCACAGCTTCTTTAGTACCAAATAACCCTTTCTTCAAAGCCTCTTTAGCCATTTCAACGCTGATGTCTTCTAAGCTTAGCATGGTAGATTCTAACAACTGATGGCTTTTATCAATTATACCATAACTTGCTAGATTATTAATGTTTTTACGATTTTTTTCGCTAGAATTTCCACCTTGACATAAAGGTAGGGTTGAGATATTTTGCATATATCCTCCATTTATGGATTGGTTATTGAAAAGTAAGAATTATTCGTCTAGTAAACTTTAAATTCTTACAGGTTATAAATAAGGTTCTTAAAACGTCTTAAGCTGCAAACTTAAGGCGTTTTTTTATGCCTTATGATGTGAGTATAGAGGGAGGAGATAACACAGTCAAGTATTATTTGTGAGTTTTTTTTGTTTTTTATATATATTAATTATTTCTTCAATTTTATCTCTGTTTATTTGATAAACATAAACTCTATGTTTTTGACGAAAAACAAACCCTAGTTTTAATAAACCTTGTATACTAAAATTGAATGATTGTTTTGATACTTGAGCAACGCTTTGTATAATATCAATTGGTATAGGAGCATCAAAATCCGATAAGATTTTTAATATTTGTTTTTGCCCTGCAGAAAACACACTATAATTATCTATAGCATTTTTAATAATTTCTTTATCATCCATTCTAACTTTAACTCTCATACTTAGCTCTCATATTTTTATATGTTAACTATAAAAAAAGATATTACTACAATAATATTCATAGAAAGTCAAAAATAATTCTTGACTCCTTAAGAATGTTATCTAATCTTGTTTAAGTTCTGAGATAAGAACGAGATTATATTTTGGAGGTTGTTATAGGAAAATAAATAGAATTTACACAACATTTAAAGAGAAATTAAGAAACTCTTGCCGGATGCTTTTTTAATTTCTCAGGCATCAGATGTATCTAGTGATACGTCAACCATGGTTTTTTATTAAAAAACTCAAGAACTGACAGACTTGAGAATAGTAGAGTATTTCCCTACTGTCAATAGGTTTGTCAGTTTTTTTAAGTGAAAATTTTATGAACTTTAATTAAGACAAATCTATGCAACATGCTCTACAAAACTTGGGACAAGATGTCTCAGAGCAATTAGGCAAACTTTACTCATTTAAGGAAGAGAAAGCCCGTTATCGTAAGAGTTATCTTGAGTGGGATAAGATAAAGAGAGCTAATAGAAAGATTAAGCCAATTCGTCAAAAGTCTTTTTTTCTTAGTAGTCCTGCCAATAAATTGCTTAGTGCCGTTATAGGTAAACTAAGGCAAGGCGAAAGAGTACTCTTAAATCACAAATATATTTCCACATTTACACTTGTTGAAAGAAGACAGAATCAAAATATTATCAAGGAACTAGCAGATATTTTGGATATTACCTATCATAATTCCGTTACTCATAATAACAAAAAATATCGT